TACCAGTTTTAATAACTGAAAACCACATTGAACTAGATGCGAAATAGTTTGAAATATATTGTGCAGTATTTCGTTTTTGCGAATCGCCAGATGTTAAATCAGTACCAGATTCGTAGTAATGTTTTATTTGTATTCTAAATCTTAAATCTTTACCTGATTCTTTTATCAATTGTGTTATTTTATAACCACCAGATTCTAATTGTGCGTTACCCGCTTCAACAGAACTAAAAGTATTAATAGGTTGTATCAAAGCTCTGCCAGATGTATTACCACGAGACGTATTTAATATATCATCTCGAAAACGATTTTTATTTTCAGAATTTGAATCGGAACTAGGAATTGCAGGTAATGATCCAGCTGGCATATCTCGAGAGCCACCCGTTGCACCATATCTACCGTTATTTCCTCCAGCTCCCGCATCATATGTACTTTGTGCTGCCCAATTAACATCAGTATCGCCTGATAATACGTATTTCGCAAACAAATATTCATTTTGTAAATTCAATTCAATTGTATCTAAATTGATATTGATATCTTGCAATGCAACCACAGTTGTAGCAGGAAACTTAAAGTAATTGAATCGAGTATCTAAATATTTTACTGCTAACTTTTTTGATATAAGTTCGTCATATGTATCGATAATCATTTTAGTATTATTACTACCACTTGATATCATGATATTACTCGCAGCATCGCGTGGCATAATAGAACTAGAAAATGTATTTAAACTAGAAAAAGATTTAACCGTTGGAATTAACACAAGTGACGATGTCAATGCGGTTTGTATCGTTGTATTACCAGCTAAATTTGTTTGTGTTGCCATTATCTAACTACTTTAAAATAAACTTTATCGTCTACGTATTGCTCCATGAATCCATCTTTGATTTTGAATTCTAAACGATAATATCGTTCCGGCATAAAACCGTTCATATCAATATGAATGTAATTACTGGTGCTATCGCAACTTAATTTATTATAAATATTATCGTACGGAATAATGGCTTCGTCCGTAGCAGCATCAAATACTGCATAATACGATGATGTAGGAAGATATTTAACTGTTTGTGTAGGAAATAAATTTGTAGGAGATTTTCTCGGATATTTGTCTCGTGCATACACTCTAATTTTAGCAATCTCAGTATCTTTATACTCAGGTTTTACTTTGCTATAAATTACATATGATTCAAGATCAGCCGCAGACATAGATCCCGTTGTAAATGTACTGTTATCCCAATATGCCGTTATTTTTGGAACATATATAGTATGCGTATCTCGACTAAAGAAACGAACATATCCCATTTTAGCAGAATCAGCTTCGTCAGAATCTGCAAGTTGCAACAAGAATCCGTAATTAGGTATCGTTGCACCGCCACTACCGCTTAACCAAACCTTTACGGCATCAGTAACATCCATGTTAATATCAGTTGTACGATATGAAAATGATTCAGAAGTAATTAATCCTGCAGTGCTTCCACCCGATGCCGATTGAAACATCCATGAACTACCAGAACCACTACCCGATACATACAATGTACTAGTTCCAATGCGTTGTTGCTGACTTGAAGATATCCAAGAAGATCCAGATTGCGGACCATTCCATGTTACGCCATCCGTTGTAGTTGCAGCTTCATATCCCGTACCATTCGTCCAATCTTGTCCAACTAATTTTGCATATACAGAATAATTAGCAGGTAAATTTTTTGCATGGGTCGTATATAATTGCAACATGAATTTACAATTATTTACTGTTTTACCATATGTCGATAATGATGCTGAAATTTCAGACATATCAAATTTAACAAGACTTCGAGACTTGTAAACGGTACTATCAATTTCTTGTCGTTTTCCTATTTCTAAAACTTCGTCTAAACCAACATTACCATTAGGTGTTGATTCATACAACGTAGCATCTTTCTCTGCATAAAATATTCTAAACATTACATTCCTTAATTATTAACTACCCGTCCTCGTATATCTCTGTCTGGAAATTTAATTTCGAAAATACTAGGATCTAACGAAGGATAAATTACACCAGTTTTAGTAGCTCGATCTAAATTGTATTGATTGCCGGAATAACCATCCGTAGTTTTATATAAATTAGTAAATGTAACGCTAATTACTGATTGAACTCCCTTTACATTTGCAATAGTAGTTACTACATCAGATTTTACAATACCCTGATTGATTTGCCATTTATCCGTATCAAAATACGTTTTCAATGCATCTATACATTTTAATAATACTTCATTGCTATTATAATTAGACAATACTGAAATTTCAAAATCAATTCCGAAATTTATAATGAATGCATCTTTTATATTAACAGCATCAGTTAAAATACGATAATAATCTAAATATGTTTTGAGATTTTCCTTAACTGCTTGATTAAGTGTAGTTAATTGTTTTGATGAATTAAATCCTAAAACATACATATTCATTGCAAATGGATTTGGAATTCTCGAGATTTCATAATCTTGTTGCGATAATTGGTCATCTGGAACTATGTATGCTTTTGCAACACTACCAAATTTTGCTGGCATTGAATATGCACGGATTATGTAATCTTCTCGTGTAACTAAACGATTTTGAGTTGCAAAATTTGCTAATGCATTATTTTTAATTTCTTGCAACGTATCAGAAGACTTACCGCCAGATGCCGGATTTGGGTTATTGACAGAAACGGTGCTTTTTACAAAGTTAAGCATTCCTGCATTAATACCTGAATTTACATCATCTACATATTCTATAAAATTTATATCAGTTAAAACATTTGCCGGTACATTATCAGCAACGCCGTTACCTGTAGAATATGTTACAGTTAATGTAGTATTTGATGGAGCTTGTCCATATGTTCTTGTATATAAAAAGTTTGATGGATCTATATCTACATCTAAATTACGACGAAAACCTGCTAATCCATTCCCAACATTATCTGGATTTGGTATAATTTCTTCATCATTGTTATCTGATATTCCAGCACCAAATTGAATTTCTAAACGATTATCACTTCGCATTCTAGTAATGAAACGTTTAGATGTTTTTCTTAATTTAAGTAAACTCGGAGCAGATGAACGATATTGTGCTAAATCTGGATCATTTTCCGTTAAATTTGGTACGGTTTCAAAGATTGTATCTTGTGCTAAAAATGGAACTTCATACCAATTATCGCCATCTGTTTCAGTTACCGAAACTATTTCTATAACATTGGTATCTGGCAATACTACTTTATCATACGCTATCGGAGATCCAAAAGCAAATGTATTTGTTTTAATATCAGCTGACGTAGCACGTACTGTTTTTTTCAATAAATAATATGTCGGAGCATTAGACGCCGCATCGGTTTCGTATACGGTAATTTCCGTTGGATTTGAAGATGAAGAATATTCAAAATTAACAAAATCCAACGTTCTAAATATAGCAGACCCACCATTCGTTTGACGTGCACGCATATTTGGTTTAATTGTTAACGCATATGAAAAATCAGGACGAACTGCAGTTCCAACACCAATTGCTGGCACTAATTGATAAACATCTAAATCAACAACGGCAGGAACGACATTTTTAGGAGAATATCCTAATGCTTTTGCCATGTCAAAAATATTAGAACGTTCTGATGCTTGTTCTAACAACGATTCTTTTAAATTAGAATCTGCATAATATGATAAAACATCGCCAACATAAGCAGCCATTTCTATAAATAGCATTCCTGGAGATGCATCATTAAAATCAGTATACGTATTTGGAAAATATTGTTTAGTAAATTCTATCAGATTTTGTTTAAACTGACTAAAATCTTTACCAATATACGTTATATCTTTTTCCATTTTAAACCTTTATGTAATCTGTAATTTACCTGTTTCATTTGCAGATAATGTTAAAGTTTGAAATGCAGTTCCGTTAACAGAAAATGTTAATGTTACTACGATATCATTATTTAATGTTGGTAAATCTTCTGGAGTTTGAATATCAATTTTTTCTAAAATTATTTCCGGGAGCCAACGATTTATTGCAGTTGAAACCATTTCATTGATTATTATCTTAGTTTCTAACGTTGCAGGAGCAAACAGAACATTTAATAAATCGGTTCCAAATGATGGATTATCATATCGTTCACCAATTCTAGTTAACAATAAATTTTTTAAATTATTAACGCCTTGTTCTTGAGTAGAATATACCGAAACAAACAAACCAGGGCCATTAAAAGTAGATTTTACTCCTAACGCAATATCCTGATTTAAACGTTGTACCGTTTCATATATTCTATAACCCATTATCGTCCTTTCTTAGCATCAATAGCTTTCATTAACGCAGAATAATCTCGTGTCATTGCTGCAGCAACTTCAGGTTTAACTTCATAAACTTTACCAGTTTCCGGATCTTCCATTACTTTAGGAGTTGCGGCAGGTTGCATCATGTTCTGGCGCATTACGCCAAAATTCATAGCATCTCGAGATGTCATTCTAATTTCATCCATTCCTTCTGTCATCATTTCTCGAAAATTACTCATTGGTTGGTTTTCACGAAGTGGTTCAGTTTCATTAAGAATGTCTGCAAATGGAGTATCTGTAAATACTGCAGTTGATTTTTTTCTTGAAGGTGTAACTGTTTTAGAAACTGGCTTTGCAGTTCCCTTCATTTCGGTAATTGTAGTTTGTAATCCTTCTTGCAAAATTTCAGTAAGTTCTTGCTTAATTGCCATTCGTATTTCTTCACGAATAACTTTTCGAAGAATTGTTGCAAATGTTTTTGAATCCATATATGTATTGGTTTTATAATAAATATCAAACTTATAAATTTATAGGCTGTCCCCAACCATCGAGTGTTTTAGGACCATATATTGAATTTGTATCAGTATTGATATAATAATCGTTGATGTCGCCAACTTCAACAGACGGCGTACCTGATTGTCGATAAACTGTTGAAGGCGCTTCAAATAAATTAGTCATGACATCTAGTTGTTGTTGCAACAATTCATCAATAATACGGAAACGATATTCTATATCATAATCCGATACATTTACAGTACGATAAAATTCCGATGGATATTGTTGGTTGTATAGTTCATCCCGTTGTGCTTTTTTCATTAAATTATCAACATCTGGAGATACTTCGAATGTTTCGGAATAACAAATTGACCCTAACTTATTAATGAGTAACATAAGTGTAGTATTCACTCGTTTAAGCTGATTTTTAACACTAGATAATAAACCAGTTAAACATAAAGATGCAGATACGACATTTTTAATTAAATCAGATAACTTATTAATTGCTTCTACATTTGGACCAACAGGTTGACCAGGTGCGGTAGGTGCACCTAACGGTATCAATATTAAAACGCCAGCTAAATTGGCTATTTGTTGAAAAATAGATATTATTCCTGGTAACTTAGCAACCGTAGTTTGTATGTTTTGAATCGAACGTTGTAAATTTTGTAAATTTTTTTTTATTTCAATTACACGTGGATCGTCACAAGTAACATCGTCTGGTAAATTAAATACCTTTTTCAAATTTTCTTGTGCAATAGTTGATATTTGATCTAGTTGTTTAGAAACAACTGGCACGATTTGTTCAACGATTTTAACTGGTATGTCTGTTCCTAATGCCATTATAAATTAACATTTCTCCATTCTGAAATAAAAATTTCATTGCTTGTTAAATCTGATAAATCTACAGTTTGTAATGAAGTATCAATTGGTGTACTAGTAGCACCACTTGAATCTTTAAATCCGATATTGATAACTCGAATTATTTTATTTAAAATATCTACTAATTTAGTACTTTGTACCATTCCTTCGTATTTAGAGTTATTCCCAATGAATATTTTAGGAGCTAATAGTTGTATATTTTTTAATGAATCTAATGCAATTACATCATTTTTAGAAGTTAGTATTATGCGATCGGCAGTCCCAATTAACTGCGACGTATTGAACTCTGTAACTTTGATACCAAATATATCATTGTTTGTTTTTAGCTCCGTTAATTGTTGTGTACTAGTTAAATACAACGAAGATGCATCGGTGTTGATATTTTCTACTGAAAATGTTTTTGGCTCGTGCGTAGATCTATTAGTTAATATTATAATAGGATCGCCTGCAGC